GGCCCGAGCGCTTCCCTCTCCCGATGCTTGAAGCGCAAAAGCGAATGGACCCCGCTGGGTTCATGGCGCTTTACCAGCAGCGGCCCTCGCCTGAAGAAGGCGCGTTCTTCCGCGCCGCGTGGCTCAAGACCTACACGCTCGCCTCGCGGCCGAAGGCCGAAGAGATGCGTATCTACGCGGCGAGTGATCACGCCATCGGCACCGACAAGAAGAAGCACGACGCGTCGTGCATGGTCATCGCGGGCGTGTGCCCGAACAAGTACCTGTGGATTCTGGATTGTTATTGGGCCAGGAAGCCGCCGGATCAGACGGTCGAGTCGATGCTTGATCTCGTGGCGCTGTGGAAGCCCTCGTTCTGGTTCGCCGAGAACGAAGCGATCTTGAAGTCGATTGGCCCATGGATTCACAAGCGCAAGATCGAGCGCGGCATCCCGGTCGTCATCGACCCTATCCCGGTGCACAAGAACAAGGAAGCCATCGCGCAGTCAATCGGCGGCCTCCTGCAAGCCGGGCGCGTGATCTTCCCGCAGGCCGCACCGTGGTTTCAGGAAGCGAAGCACGAACTACTCCATTTCCCGCACGGCACGAACGATGACTTCGTGACGGCGATTTCAATCATGGGCCTGAAGGTTCTCCAGCTCATCGCCGGCACGCCGCAGCGCGACGAGAAGTCGCCCGGCTCCGGGACCTACGGATGGTGGAAGAAGGAGATGGCCTATCAGCAGAAGTTACGCGAGGCGCCGCAGCTCGCCGAGGTGTGGTGATGATTATCAAAGGCTATGACATCGATGTCCCCGAGGCGCGTTCCGCCTTGGTGCTCGAACTTCAGGAAGACGTGCGCAACGACAAGAAGCACTTCCGCGACGCATTCAAACAAATGCTCGATGACATGGAAGTCGCATGGACCGGCGCGGCTCGCTCCTGGCCGAAGTCGAACTACAAGGTCAACATTACTCAGCGCTTCGTCCGGCAGAAGGTCGCGAGCCTGTACGCGAAGAACCCTCGCGCGCTCGCGAAGTGCAAACCCAAGCTCAAGTACAAGTTTTGGGACGGCACGATGCAACAGCTTCAGTTGGCGATGCAGGGCCTTCCCGATCCGATGACGGCGATGGCGATCATCACCGACGTGCAGAACGGCAAGGCCGAACAGCAGATGTACGACAAGCTCGGCAAGACGCTGGAGTGCTGCTTCCACTACTACGTGAACGAGCAGATTCCGACCTTCAAGACGCAGATGCGTCGCTGCGTGCGCGCCGCGGTGCAGACCTCCGTCGGCTACGTGAAGCTCGGCTTTCAGCGTGAGACCGACCTGTCACCGGACAACAAGGCGAAGATCGCCGACAGTCAGCAGCGGCTTGCCCACATCCAGCGGCTCATGGATGACACGGGCCCGGATGGCGACAAGACGATGTATGACGCCGAAGCCGAAGAGCTGCGGCTTGCCGTCGAGCAGCTTCGCAAGGAGCCGATGGTCATCATCCGGGAAGGCCTCGTCTTCGACTTCCCGCGCTCGACCTCGGTGGTCCCCGACCGCAAGTGCACGTCGCTCGATGGATGGGTTGGCGCCGATTGGCTGACCGAGGAAATCTTCATGACCACGGACGAGGTCAAGGAGTTCTACCAGCTCGACATCGGCAACGCCGGCTCCAGCAACACGCCAGGAACCGGCTACATCGCCTACTCCACCTCGGGCACCGAGTATCGGCAGAACCCGCGGCCCGACATCTCGGGCAAGCGCGATGACCTCGTGTGCGTGTGGATGATGTATCACAAGCCGACGGGCCTGAAGTTCGAGATGGCCGACGGCTACAAGGATTTCCTGAAGGAGCCGGGTGGCCCTGAGGTTTCGGTCGAGCGCTTCTTCCCCATCTACGCGCTGTGCTTCAACGAGCTGGAGCACCCGACGAAGCTCTTCCCGCCGAGCGACGTGAACAACATGACGCCGCAACAGATGGAGCTGAACCGGCAGAAGGAAGCGCTGCGCGAGCATCGCAAGGCGAACCGTCCTGGCTACGTCGCGCCAAAGGGCATGCTGTCGGAAGGGGACAAGCAAGCGCTCTCCGCGGCCGAGGCCAACACGGTCGTGGAACTCGACGGCATGATGCCGGGCAACAAGGTCACCGACATGCTTCAGGGCATCCCGAAGGTCGGCGTCGATCCGAACCTCTACGAGTCGGCCGGGATCATGGACGACGTTTACAAGACCGTCGGCATGGCCGAACCCTCCTTCGGTGGTAGCTCGGGCGACACGGCCACCGCCGTCGCCACGGCCGAGCAGGCGCGCACCGCGGCCCTCGAAGCTGAGGCCGACCTGTTGAATGACTTCCTGACGATCCTGGCGCGCGACGCCTCGCAGATCATGCTGATGGAGCTGGACCCTGCGACGGTGCAGGAGATCGCCGGCCCCGGCGCCGTCTGGCCGTCGATGAACAAGGAACAGATCGCTAGCGAGATGTACCTAGAGATCGTCGCCGGATCGAATGGCCGCCCGAACAAGATGCAGCGCCAGCAGGCTCTACAGCAGCTCGTTCCCTTCCTGATCCAGATTCCTGGCATCAACCCGCAGTGGTTGGGTCAGAAGCTCATCGAAGCGGTCGATGACAGCATCGACCTGACCGAAGCGTTCGCGCAGAACCTGCCATCTATCCAGATGATGAACCAAGCTCCGCAGCCGCAGCCGGTCGGTCCCAATGGCGAGCAACCCACTGATCAGGGTGAAGAAGGCGCGAACAACGCCGAGCAGGCGGACACGGCGCCGCAAGGTGCTGGACCGCCTCCGCCGCCAGGACAGGGAGGCCCCGGACGGCCGCCACTGGTGCCGCTGCCAGCACCGCGCGCCGCGTAGCCAGGTCTGCGTCAGTCGGCTGTCAGTAGACAGCTTTGTCGCACTCGCGGTACATTCCGCGGCGTTCGCCTTTCAGAGACGTAACCGTGGCAACCGACGAAGAGAAGGACACCCCGGCACCGGAGCCGTCACCCGGTAGCGAACCAGCCCCCGACGCAAGCGCGAAAGACGCGCCCGCAGAGTCGTCACCTGCGAAAGACGAGGACAAGAAGACCCTGCTCGACGCAGTCCGCAACGCCATCGATGTGAAGAGCATCGAGGACGAGGACGCGCCGGTAGACCTCAAGTCCAAAGCGGAGCCGTCACCCGCCGAAGGCGATAAGCCTGGGAAAGAGGCAGAAAAGAAGCCGGATACGAAAGACGACACGAGTGACGATGCTTTGCTCGCGGCGTTGGACAAGTTGAAGGCTGACGTACCTCTCAACAAGATCGAGCGCTTCCGCGCGGTGTTGGAAGAGAACCGTCAGCTCAAGGGATCGAACGAGCGATATCGCTCCATCGACTCGACGCTGAATGACATCAGCAGTGACGCCCGCAAAATGGGGCTCACCAACGAGGAAGTGGCGGCGCTCATTGCTTGGCCTCGATTGCTCGCGAAAGACCCGCAAGCCGCAGTCGAACAGCTCAATCAGTTCGCCGCGACTTGGCAGGAGAAGGTAGGCCACTCCATCCCCGCCGATCTCAGGCAGAAGATGGATGACGGTCTACTAGATGAGGCGACGGCGAAGGAGATGGCACAGCTTCGGGCGCAGTCCGCGCTCGACAAGCATCGCCAAACCGCCGAAACCGAAGATCGCGAACGAGCGTCCACCGCACAGCGACAGATCGAGATTCGAGATTCCGTCAACGCGTATCAGGCAGAACTGAAAGCCTCCGACCCCGACTACACGCCGGAAAAGCATGAAATGGTGGTCGATGCGTTGACCGCATTGGTGACGGCGAAGGGTGTTCCGACGACAGTCGCGGACGCGCGTGCGATGGCGAAGACCGCCTACGACACCGTGTCGAAGCGACTGGAGAAGTTCAAGCCTCAGCCTCGCGCAGTAGCGAGCCCAACGGTCGGCCGGCGACTCAACAAGCCGGCGGAGTCACAACCGAAGTCCATGCGCGAAGCCATCGAGCAAGCGCTGACCGTGTGACACGTCGGCCTCTCGGAGGCTGACACATGGCGTTCACTGCATCGGAGCTGGCATCCATTGCCAATGCCGCTCTCGACTTTCATTTCAAGGGGCAGCCGCTGCCGCAGAGCATTCAGGACAAACCGCTCCTGTCGAAGCTCGAATCAGCGCGCAAGACGTTCCCCGGCGGCAAAGGCGACATCACCATCCCGGTCAAGGGCAAGTACGCGTTTGAAGGCGCGGCCGTTCCCCCGACTGGCTCACTGCGCGGCTTCACCCACGATGACACGGTTGCCTACGGCAACATCGCTGGCATCGAGCGTGTGAAGTATCCGTGGCGCGAAGTTCACACCGGCTGGAGCTGCACGTTCACTGAACTGAAGATCGATGGCATCACCGTCAGCGATTCGGCGTTCGGCGAGAACACCAGCAAGCACAGCAAGCGCGAAGTCACCGCGATCACCAACATCATGCAGGACAAGGTCGAGACCTTCGGCGAGATCACCGCCAAGTCTCTCAACACCATGTTTTGGGGTGATGGCACGGCCGATCCGCTCGGCTTCATCGGCCTGCGCTACTTCATCACGGCGACCCCTGGCGTCGGCGTGACGGGTGGCCTCGACCGCGCGACCAATACGTGGTGGAGGAATCGATACGCGAGCTGGGCCGTCGCGACCATCGAAATCCCCAACGCGTTCCATGCGGAGATGCGTCAGCTTCGCCGCTATGGTGGAAATCCGAATCTCGCGCTCGCGGGCTCGGGCTTCCTCGATGCGCTGGTGAAGCAGCTCCGCGACAAGGGCTACTACACCGACGCCGGCTGGACTCGCCCGAGTTCGACTGACATCGCCGTGGCTGACATCAGCTACAACGGACTGAAGTTCATGTACGACCCGTCACTCGATGACCTGGGTGGCGCGTACATCAATAGCTGCTACGTGATCGACACGAAGCACCTCTATCCGTACGCGATGGAACAGGAGTGGGGCAAGGATCACGCCCCTGCTCGACCGCATGACGTGTACGCGCTCTACAAGGCGCGCACGTATACCGGTCAGCTCGTCGCGGACCAGCTCAACTGTCACGGCCTGTACACGATCACCTGATCGTGGACGGATCAGCAGGGCGGTGTCGTGCCGCCCTGCTTCATTACGCGAGGGATGAGCAATGCAGACACTGAACGGAATGGTTGCACTCACGGGCGACCGCAACAACATGGTGTGGAAGACCGGCATGACTCCGGCGGAAGTGCTGCTCTTACAGCAGCTCCACGGCGCCGACTCGGTGCTCCAGCTCGAACCGACGGGCGACGAGAAGCGCGAGCCGATGGAGGAAATCGCACGGCT